GGGGCTCTTTTTTATGAGAGCCCTTCAAGGTCCGGAGATCATATGAAAAAGCTGCTTTTTGCATCGGCCATGATTCTGGGGCTCGGGGCCGGATTGTGGGCGTGTCCAGCGAGTGCGAATTATCCCTATACAGTAGATTCGAGCGTCTCGGCGTGTGATCCACAGGCTCCGGCGAATTGCATCAGGCCACTTTTGACGGCCATAGCTGGAACACAGCGCGGACTCAGCATTGCCTCGGCAACGGCGCTGACGATTCCGACAGGGGCGAAATTTGCTCTCATTCAGGCCCAGGGCACGAACAACACCTCTGGGGTGTGTCTCTTCTGGCAGGATGATGGCACAGCCCCGACAAATGCTGCGGGGAACGCGCTCTCTGCGAATTCAATCATCGCGTATGCGGTGCAACAGCTTCCGATTCAACTCATATCAGCGAGTGGTGCGACATGTACAGCAACAATCTCGTATTACAAATGAGGCGCGCAGCGGCAGCATTGCTGTTGGCAGGACTGTGGGCGAACTCGACAAATGCGCAGCAGCTGGGTGAGTTTCCGATTCAAGTCTATGGGCAGATGGGCTCTGTTGGAGGCGGTGGGGGCACTCCCGGAGGTTCCAGTGGACAAGTCCAATACAACAACTCTGGTGCATTCGGTGGCCTGACGAATACGCAACTCACCGCAGACATCAACGTGGCGACAGCCTCGCTCTCTGGTGCACTTCCGGCATGGCCGAACAACACCACGACATATTTTCGCGGGGATGGAACTTATGTAACGCACAATTGCGCGGCACTTACGGATTCTGGCACGGGGTGCTCTGCGACCATTTCGCTCTACGCCCTTCTCTCGGGTGCTACGTTCACAGGGCCGCTTGTCGTCTCCAGCACGTCATTTGGCCTCTCCGGCAACATCTCCGCCTCTGGCATCTTCGGCACGAACGGCATTCGCTATAAGAATGTCGCTGCGACCTTGAATGACACGACATCGAGCGGGACAATTGCGACGAACTACGCGGACCTTTGGGGAGGGAGCACACTCACGGCCACCGGCTCGACGACGATCACAAACAATTTTGGGAGTTATTTCAAGGTTCCAATTTGCAGCACAAATGTCACTTGCACAAATAATAGAGCCTTAGGGGCAGATAGCGCGCAATTTGGCGGGACTAGCGGCGTAGACATTTTGTCTACCGGAAGCAGCCTAGGGCTGGGGGCGAGCGCTAGCTACGAACTGCGTAATGTTGCTGCATCTGGCACCGTTCCTACACTTCTCCCAACCAAGCAAAGCACCACTGCGGGAATCGGCGCAGACACATCCAACGATGTTTCGATCATTGCCAATTCAACTGAAATGGTGCGTGTTACTGGCACAACTGTTGCGATGCCGACAATCGCGTCCTCCAGCGCCGCTCAAACCGGCACAGTCTGCTGGACGACTGGCACAGGCAATCTCACCGTCGATACGACGACGACATGTCTACTCTCGCTTGAAGAGACCAAGAACATCCAGGGCAACATCGACCCGATGCAGGCCATAGCCGAGGAGATGAAGCTCAAGCCGTTCTGGTTCAGCTACAAGCCGGGAAGCCATCAGACTGATCATGCCGTTCACGCGGGCCTTGGCGCGCATCAGGTCGAGAGTGTCGATAAACGCCTTGTCGGGTATGATCCGAAGGGCAAACTTCAGGGCGTGCGCTATGCGGACTCGGTGACGAGCCTGAATGTTGCGGCAATCAAGGGACTACAGCAGGAGATCATTACGCTAAAAGCTGCGAACGATAATTTACTACAGCGCGTCTCCAGATTGGAGCGGCACAAGTGAAACTTTTTCTTCGAATCCTCCTCGCCCTTGTCTGTAGCACGTCTCTTGGCCATGCGCAGACGTGCTGGACGCAGGGTGATCTCTCGCGGGTGACGCCTTCGGGATGGAGTGTCACCATGCCAGGGCGCGCCCCACTTGTTAACGGCGAGATGGGGTTTCAATACTTCCCCGAGACTATCGCAGCGGCTTTCTATCTCGATGGCAGTGTCACCTCGGTCGAGACGCAGGTTGCAGCGGAGCATGAAATCTGGGTGCCCCGCGTCGATACGACGAACACGCTCAAGCCGAATCCGTTTGAGCCACATATTCAGGTCGGTGGTGTGGACTGCGGCGTGAAATATAGCACGCCGGGGTTTGAACGGGCGGCGTTTCTGGCATATGCAGCATACACAATAGGGCGCGGGCCGAATATGCCGCACGGGACGCCATTTCACAATGGCTGGATGGACCCGATCAATTATTTCGACCCAGGGCATGTCCTGCAGGTCATGACACACGCGCAGATTCTCACGAACGCGGCGACGCTGTGCAGCAACACCGACGCGGGGTCGGGTTGGAAGTTTATGTGGGACGTAGTCCCGCTGCCGGATGTGCGGCTTGTCGATTTGACGATTCCGAAGCTCGGGATTTTGGCCGATTGGGAACCGCATGGCTGCGGATTCAGCGGAATTGTCTGCTCTCCCGCGAATGCCAATGCGGATTTGGCGTGGCTCGTTGCGAATGTCCATCAAAAGCTCGATCCAAATGGCCAGCCCTACAATTTCAAAGTCGGGCTCTACAATAATCCGCTTAATGGAGGGGCGTTTTTCAAGAACGGCCTCGACCCGAATACCGCATGTCAGATCGTGGATCAATGTGGCATCTACACGGCCTCGACGAATGGTGACGCAGCTGTGCAGTTCAATGCGGAGCTTGCGCTTGTGCCAGATGTGCCGAGGGGGAAGTTGTATTGGCAATTCGACGCGCTGATTCCGCCGGGACAGCTGAGCACTGTGAATGGCCTCGCCGCGAGTGCGGGGCTCTCCGGGGTTCTGGTGTTCGCGGATGGCGTAGTGCCGTGCTCGGCTCAATGGAATGCCGCGACAGGTGCAGCTTTTGGATTTCAGTAGATGAATAATGGAGCCTCTCGAATGAGAAAATTCCTCCTCTCTCTGGCGCTCGCGGTGATTTCGGCGAGCTCAGCAATGGCGGCGAGCAATCCAATCGCCGTGATCCAAATCAAGAACGTCCAGGCATTCACCGCCGCCGGGACGGACTGGTCGCTCTCTCCCCAAGTCCAGCTCTCGGGATATTACACGAAGCAGGACGGGGGCGAGGGAACGTTTGTGCTGACGGATACGCCCTGCGTGCCCGATGGCGGCTCGTGTCTCGCGGACGGGGCAGGGAATACATACATCCGAACGAATTTCAACGGCCACATAGAGCAATATGGCATCACAAGTGGCTCGATCTATGATGCGAGCGCACATATCACAAGCATGACTGACTCGGTCGGGGTGCTGCGATCGGCAATGGCAGCGGGGCTGGCGCAAGGAATTGTCAATTTCACAACTGATGGGGTGAGCGTCTTCTGGGCAAGCTCTTTCGTGCCCCCGGCGAATACGAGTCTCTCGTGCGGAGCGACCTCGGTGAGTCAGACCTCAAGTGGATATTATGTGGGGTTGCCGGGGACGGTTTATCTGGCGCATGGAGCATCGTATGCCCCCACGAATGATCACGACGGAATTGGGCTGCACTGGTGCGTGTTTGACTCGCAGTGGTATGCAGACTCCTCCAAGGTGAGCCAATTCAGCGGCATGAGTTTTGCCTCTCCTCCGTTGACGTATGCTGATGGCGAAGCCATGCGCGCGAATATGCCCCTCGCCGGCGATACGGCGCTCAAACTCACCCAGGTCAAAGGGGCACAGATTGACCATATTGGCTGCTTTGGCTTCGATGTTTGCTACAGCTTCGTCCAGTCCGACCATATGAATTTGAGCTACTTCTGGGGGGACGGGGATGTTTGCATGTATGGGGAGAACGGCGGCGGGCAATCGGACTCGGATCATATTGACTGCGAACCATTTCTCAATAAGCAGCCGAATGCGTTTGGGGCGACATGCGCGCCGACGAGCTTCTCTGGGGATAATTCGGCGGGGATTTGTAATGAGATCTACTATAGCGTTACTGGCATGGCCGCGGCGGGGACGACGAATTCGTTTGGGGAGGTTGAATGCTCGGTGACGGTCGGGCTGGCGAATTGGAACAGCGGCGCGCATAAGACAACAGGGTGGCCTGGGACGCTGTTGCACAGCTCGACGACTTTGCCTAATGGAGATGCGGCGAGTTATGCAGTGTTCATGGCAAATTTCAATCCCATAGTCGCCGGGGGCCACGCGAATGCTTTGGGTTGCGATGCATCGAATAAGCCGATTGTGGTGACGGCATCGAGCTCGACTTCGGCGACGTTTACGATTAAGGGCTCGTCATATTCGACGGGCGGAACGCAGATGCAGATGGTTGCGACGTGGGCAGCGGGGCCGAGCGTCGCCGGAGTCTCGACAACGCAATGTGCTGCGGGCTGCGGGCTGCTGAAGATCGTATCTGGGAACATCTCCAATTTGCGTCCTGGGATGATTGTGTCGGATAATGGATCGAGCGGAATTCAGGCGGGAACTACAGTCGTCGCGATTGTGCCGAATGCGAAAGGCCCCGACAGATTCGACGGGTACATTGGCGAGGTCTTTGTCTCGCTCCCGCCGACGATTGCGGCGACTGATGGGACGGTCAAATTCGACGGAGGGACTTTCACCTCCGAGGGCACCTGCGACGGGCATACGCAACTTACATGCGCGTTTTTCAACAGCGACGAGCGCATTGTCACAGGCGACTCGTATGTGGGGAAACTCGTCCAGGCTCTGCCGCCGTCGCGTGGGGCACATGCTGCAGCGTGCTATTTCTCGAATGGAGTCGCGGGGTGGAGGCAGCTTAATGCGTTCTGTTACTCCCACGGCTATTGGTGGATTTTTGGGAATTCGAACAATGCTCTCACGACCGATGCGCATAATGATGGAAATGGCGAGACTGACCGCCACGATGTAGTCGGGACGTATAACTTCGGCTCCTCGGACTACGTCAGCGTCAAGGGCAATGGCTATACGAAGGGCTCAGAGACAATCATCAATGACCAGTGGAATTTGAATGAGAGCTCTCCAAATGCAATGACCACGAGCGGGACAGTGTCGGCAGCTGTCGAGAGTAGCATTTCGATTGTGGGCTCGACCGCTGGCTGGGCCACAGACGGCGGAACGGGGACGGTTACTGGCAAGCTCACAGTCGCAATGTGCCAGACCCTTGGAACAGACACAGATTGCAGAAATCAGCTCGATTTGCAATATATCACGCTGGAGCTTACGGGGGCGAATTCGGCGAAGGTTCTTGCATGTGGGCAGTTCTTCTCGTCGTGTCAGGCGTATGTGAATGGCGCGCAGATCATTCCAACGAATGTGACCTCCGCGAATGCGAGTGCCTCATTCACGTCAATCACGGCGAATACGACCGACGTGAGCGAGAATGTCGTCGAAGTGCTGCACGGAGCTCCGGCGCTTACGGACGTGCAGAACAAGGGGGTGAATCGCTTTGCCTATGTCTCTGGGAATGCAGGGCAGATGTCCTGGAATGGGTTCAATGCCCAGGTCACAGACGTGCTCTATGAGAACCAGAATGCGATTTATGCACTCAGCGGATGTGGGAATTATTTCGCCGGGACAAATCAGGCCGGAACTCCACCGACGCTGAGTCAGCTGGGCTCGATGAAATGGCAGTGCTCGGTGGACGGGACTATTGCCGGGGCGTTTACGCCAACAGGGGCGAGCACTCCGACTACGTTGGCGAATTTCGGCGACAGGTCGCTCTCGATTCTGGATTTTGGAGCCGTGCCGGATTGTACAACGAATGCGACGACTGCATTGACGAATGCGGAGACTGCAGCACTTGCGCAAGGTGTGCATGTTATCCGTCTTGATGGCACGGCTGAGGGAAGCTGCTACGCCATTGGAACGCATACTGTCCCCTCGGGGATTAAGCTTTGGTGCCCTGGCCCTCCGGCGACGCAGCCGACGAACAATGACTACCGGAATTTTCCGAACTCGATCTCGCTCACCAGCAATGGCGGGCTTACCCTCAGCGCAAATTCCTGGGTGGATTGCCCGCTCATCCGCAGCACAATTCAGGTTGCGCCGCCCACTACGTCTCAAGGCAACTATGCCCGCGCCGCCGCCTATACAGGAACCGCCGTCACCTTCAATGGGGACGGTTCCGGCGTCAGTTCAAGCATGGTCGTTGGCTTTGCGACGTGTTTTTTGCAAGGGGCTGGCCGCACATTTTGGATTCAGCCTGCGCAGACAGATTGCAACCAGCGCGACAAGCTTCTCAAGACAAATGCTGGAGGGATGATTTTCGACGCCGGAGGCGTACAGGCGCCCTTCGGGACGCGCGCTGGCACGGGCGGGCCTGTCAACCAGATCAACATCCCCTTTGCCACAGCAGCGGACAATGGTGCTGGCGCTCTTCGTATTCACCTTCCTACGCCATGCAACACAGCTAATTGTGCTCTGACCGGCGAAAAAATCTGGCTGATCAACACGACGCCCTACCAGTCTGCACAAGGGGGGTGGGTCGCGACGGTTGTCGATACATCAGATTACGATCTTCAGGGCTCGGACTCCGGCTTCCTCGCGGGCAAAGCCTTTACGGGCGTGACCGTCACAGCGGGGTCGAATGAAATCACAGGCCTGTCCCTCACCTCGATAAATCAGGTCCAGCCGACGCAACTTATCGCAGGCGCGTGCATCCCCGCCGCTGCGCAGATCATGTTCCGCGAGTCCTATTACGGCATCGTCTGGATGATGAATGCGAGCGGAAATCCTCTGAATGCGACATGCAGCTCGGCTCCGACCGAAACCATCACGATCACGGATCAGGCTACGGGCGTGACGAGCATCACGGCGGATGCGGTAGCCGCTGCTGGTTCCGGTTACGTCCTGGGCGATCATCTCCGGCCGACTGACGGAACGGTTGTCACGGACGATGATGCAGACCTCGTTGTTAGCGCGATTGACGGAAGCACTGGAGTCGTCACCGCGGATATCGCGGATGGAGGCAGCTACACCGTCTGCCCGCCTGACGGTTCGGGCGTTACCGACCTGACGACGCCTGCGGCCACGGGCGCGACGTTCCACTTTGCTTGCACGGGGGCAGTTGCGCTCTATGCGAACAATCGCACGGGCGCAGCGCTCCAGCTACAAAACGTCAACGCCGTCCGCATCTCGAACCTGAATGTTCTCAGCAGCGAGATTTGCGCGGAGCTGGATAAGGGCTCGAACGATGTCGATATCGAAGGCGTCGCCTGCCACGACCAGAACGCGCTCCAGGACCAGACGCATCACAGCATCGTATTCAACGGCTCCGATGCTTCTAACGGCACTGTGGGCCAGAACAAATTCTGCAGCGGTGGGCTCTACTACTTCGGCGGCATTCTCGATCTCTCGCAATCGAGTTCCAGCACGAGCAGCAACGTCATCTGCCACAATACGATTGTCGGTCCCAAGGGTGCGGGCCTGCAAAAGACGATGTTGGATGTGGCAAGCCCTGGAGGTGCTAAGAAGAACAGCATCACGCTCATTGGCAACTCCGGTATCGTGAACGGGCTGTTCTTTATCCCTGACGATCTGCGCAGCGCGCAATTCTTGGCCAATGACTTCCCGTCGTCTTATCTGCTCGGGCAGTCGTCTTCGACATACGCTCTCCTTTCCGGCTCGGGAAATAATTTCATCGCCGGTTCAATGCCGATCAGCCCGAAGGGGACGACGCAGAACTCCATCGCAGCGACCGTTGGCGGCGGACAGGCAGCGGCCACGAGAGTCACGGCCAATTACGTCCGCGTGAACAGCGTCGCCTCCGATGGCGCTGGCATAATGTTGCGGCCCGGCGCAGCAGGGTTTGACCAGACGCTCACCAATGCATCTACGAACACCATGCAGGTGTACGGGAGCATCGACACCGCAGATACGATCAACGCGATTACCTCAGCCACGGGCGTCCCGCAAGCGCCCGGAACGACGGTTCGGTATTCATCCGTAGTGGCAGGCGCGGTGCTGGCGACCGTGATTGGCACCAGCGGGACGAATGTTCTTTGTCCGGTCAGTCGGCCTTGCGTCTACAGCGCCCTGCAAACTGTGAACTTGAACACGGGCGCCGCCCCAGCGCCTAGCGCGAGCGCCGGAATTCAGACCGTCAGCAACGATGCAGGAAATGGGGCGACGATTGAGGGCGATGCCTACGCCGCCGCAATGGCTTTCAAAGGCGTTCGTCGGGACGGCACCAACGCATCCCCGACCGCTGTTCAATCTGGCGAGACGGTCAATTCGGTCTCTTCCTGGTCTTACGATGGCGTATCCGTCCCCGCAAATAGCGAGGCATACATCAGAGGCGTGGCGGCGGAGAATCAGTCCGCGACAAACCACGGGCATGACGAGACTCTCGGCTGCACCCCAATCGGCTCGTCCGGCACGGCCCAAGAATGCAGTCGGTTCAACTCGCTATTCAGCCAGTTGGAGGCGCTCAAGTTCTACGGTTCGGCTCCTGCCGTCACGGGAACCGGCTCACCCACTATAGCCTTGGGCTCGACGGATAACGCTGGCGAGGTGACGGGTGGAACGTCAGCCACCTCAATCATCATAACCTTCAACGTCGGCAAGACAAATGCGCCGTTCTGTGTAGTCAGCCCGCAGACTTCTGTCGCCTCATTCGTCTATGCAATCTCGACCACAGCTATCACAATTACAGAAACTGCACAAACTGGTCAGCATGTCAATTACATGTGCGTTCAACACTGAGGTAGAGAGATGACCCTGAGACAGCCGACACAGCCTGGAGGCGGCGGAGGGGGAGTTGTGCTCCCGATTCGAACAGTCACGCATGGGACGGGGAGCAAGTCAATCACATCCGCGGATGGCATACTGCTGTTGGATGCCTCTGGCGGTGGCTTCACTATGACGATGAATCCAGCGAGCATTGTTCCTGGCTACAGGGACATTATTGCTGTGAAGGTTGATGCTTCGGCAAATCAGATCGGCATTAGCGATGGCATTGCACAAGTCGCGCGGCTGCTTGCACGTGGCGATTCGAATTCGTTGACTAGCCTCGGGGCTAGTTTGCTGGTGACATAGGAGATATGAGATGACTGTAGGGCTCGGCACGGCGACGAATTTGGCAGTGGGGAGGCTTGTATGTACGCTTCCGGCGAAGGTGGGGTTCTGGTTTGTTCAATGCCAAGACGCGGCGGATTTGACAGTGACGTTTTTAGGCCAGGGTCAAGGAAACATCACAAGTATTGTGCTTGGGGCGGCGTCGGCTCCCGGAGGGTATGGTGGGTATTTGGACAGCGTGGCGTTTCCGTATTTTGCAGAGGAGGGGTTTTTGCTGACGAGTTCGCTGGCGACGGCGCAATTTGGCTCGGGTGCGCTGGAGCCCCTCCCGGTGAATTCGTATCCGTATCCGGGGAATAAGCGGAGTCCAAATGCGTGAATGAGCCCAACGTAGTCGGAGGACAGTGGCCTGCATCATTCCGGTTCTTGTTTGAGAACAAGATGCCAGAGACAGGCATTCCTGTGCGCTACAAAGTCGCGTATGGGGGGCGCGGCGCTGGGAAGACTGTGAATTTTGCGCGGGCGTTATTGATGCTTGGTGCAGCAAGCCCTGAACGTACAATGTGTACTCGTGAATATCAGGTTTCGATTAAGCAATCTGTTCACAAGACGCTTGCAGATGAGATTACAGAGCTCAAGATGAATTATCTGTATGATGTCCAGCAAGCTGAGATTCGTCATCGTGAACATGATACGGTGTTTTTCTTCGAGGGGTTGCACGGGAACATCGACAAGATCAAGTCCTACGCGCGGATTAAACGCTGCTGGATCGAAGAAGGTCACAGTGTGCTGAAGGATTCGTTCGAGAAGCTCGATCCGACGCTGCGAATGGATGGGAGTGAGATCTGGATTAGCTTCAATCCAGAGCTTGAAACGGACTATATCTATGATTTGTTTGTGAATAACACTCCCGATGACGCGATTGTTCGGAAGGTTCTCTGGCGAGATAATCCGTGGTTTACAGCTGTGAATAGAAAACAGATGGAAACTATGAGAGTGAAAGATTTCGATGCTTATTTGAATATTTGGGAAGGCGAGCCCAAACTCATCCTCGCGGGAGCGGTATATGCTGAGGAGCTCCGCGCGGCGCGAGCCTCGGGGAGAATTGGATATGTGCCCTATGAGCCGGTGAGGCCCGTCGATACAACCTGGGATCTTGGCCATGCTGACAAGACCGCGATTTGGCTTACCCAGCAGGTTGGATTCGAGCTCAGATTCATCGACTACTATGAGAACTCTCAGAAGTCCCTGGATCATTATCTAGAGTGGCTCCAGGCCCGGCGCTCACGAGCTGGGCATGATGACAAATCCGCAAATGGCAAGGGACAGCGATACGTCTATGGCATGTGCAATCTCCCGCACGATGCCAAGGCAAAGCAGCTCGGCACGAAGCTCTCGGTCGAGGAGCAGCTGGTCGCGGTGTATGGGCGCAAAAATGTCCGCGTCTTGCCGAGATTGAGTCTCTCTGATGGGATCAATGCCGCGCGAACGATGTTCCCGAATTGCTACTTTGACAAAGACCGCTGCAGCGATGGTGTGCAGGCTCTCTCGCATTATCGCTACGAGATTGTGGATAATGACAAGGGGACTCTCTCGCGGGTGCCCGTACACGACGAATATTCTCATGGCGCGGATTCGTTCCGCTATGTTGGCATTGGCAGGCGCTTGCCGAAGCCCTCTGTCGAGATGATCCGCGCGAGGATGCAGGGAGATCTCGAAGAAGCCGTGATGAATGGAGAGATGTATGAGCACGGTGGCGGGCGACGCTCAGGTGGGCAATTTAGATGGATGGGGAGATAGAAGATGGGCAAGAAAATGCTCGGCGTCGCTGACGAGCTCGAAGAAGACGAGACCTTCGAGGAATCTGTGGTGCGAGACGCCCAGGAGAAATGGCAGAGATGTTATGACTGGGAGCAGGCTTCGCGGCAGGTGGCGCTTGAGGACTACAAGTTCGCCAATGGCGATTCGGAGAACAACTATCAGTGGCCGGGGGATGTGCTGACGGCGATGGGTGGACCGGAGTCGGATAAGCCGATTCTGACAATCAATAAGGTCCGGCAGAATTGTCTGCAAATCACAAATGACGCGAAGAAAAACAAGCCCTCGATGAAATTCCGGCCTGTGGGGAATGGAGCCACGGCGCAGAGCGCGCAGATCTGGAACGGCATCTCCAGGCATATTGAGGCGCAAAGCCTCGCTCAGGCGTGCTACGACAATGCGACGAGCTTCATGGTTCAGATGGGCTTCGGGTTCTGGATCGTCAAATGCGAATATGTCAGCGCTGCGAGCTTCGATCAGGAAATCTACATCCGGCAGGTGAAAAACCCCTGGTCCGTACTCCTGGACATGGACGCGAAGGAGCCGGACCGCAGCGACGCCAAATTCGGCTTCATTACGGAGGACGTACCGCAGGAGCTCTTCGCAAAGAAGTATCCGAAATTCAAGGAGCTTCCGAGTGAGCTCTCCTTGGAGGGCGGGACTGAATGGGTCACGAAGGACCATATCAGAGTCTGTGAATTCTACAGGCAGGAGATGACTCCTGATACGCTGTATGCGTATTTCATGGAGAACTCTCCCGAGCCCATGATGGTCTATAAGAGCGAAATGCCCAAGGAAATTCTCGAAAGGGTTGAGGCCGATGGGAAGACGCGCAAGCGGGATGTGCTGCGGGCGAATGTGAAGTGGTATTTCATCGTCGGGGATAAGCTTGTTGAGAAGCGCGATTATCCTGGGAAATACATTCCAATTGTGCAGATCTCGGGAGAGGAGACAATCATCGATAATGTCTTCGATCGCAGAGGGCACGTGAGGAATCTGAAGGACCCCCAGAGGATGTATAATTATTTCTCGAGCTCGGCTGTCGAATACGGCGCGCTGCAGACAAAAACCCCCTGGCTTGCCCCGGCCGAGGCGATCGAGGATCATGAGAAGGACTGGAACGAGAGCAATATTCAGAACAAGTCCGTGTTGCTGTATAATTCGCTCTCGGAAGATGGGAAGCCTATTGCGGCGCCGGTGCGGAATCAGCCGCCGATTGCGGCACCTTTGTGCATCGAGGGAATGCGAATTGCCTCGGATGAGATTACTGTCGCCAGTGGGCAATATGCCGCGACGATGGGAGCGCCAGGGAACGAGCGCTCTGCGAAGGCCATTGGGGAGCGTCAGAGACAAGCCGATACCTCGACGTATCATTTTGTGGATGCCCTCGCCATAGGGGTGCGCTACACGGCGAAAATCATCAAGGACCTCGCGCCGCATATCTATGACACCCCGCGGATTCTCCAGATAATCCAGGAGGATGGCAAGACCATCGAGGTTCAAATCGACCCCGGAGCCCAGAAAGCTTACCAGGAAGTCCAGCAGGAGAACTCAGAGGCGCTCCAGCGGATTTTCAATCCCTCTGTAGGGGATTATGAGGTCATTGCAGATGTTGGGCCTGATTGGGGAACGAAGCGCCAAGAGGCATTCACGGCGCTGTCGCAGCTGCTGGGGCAAGCCCCACAGATGATTCCGATTTTGGGGGATTTGCTGCTGCGCTCGGGGGACTTCCCGATGAGCGAGATCGCCGCGGAGAGGCTGTATCGAATGCTGCCGCCGCAGGCGAAAGGCGAGGGTCCGACCCCGCAGGAGCAAGCCATGCAGCAGCGCATCAGTGCTCTGCAGGAAAGCATTGTCACGTTGCTGCAGGACAAATCCAAGCTTGATCTGGAGCTCAAGGGTAAGGATCAGGCGAAGCTCATTGATGCGTTTAATGCCGTCACTGCGCGGCTCAAAGTCATCGGAGACCAGGCCATGGACGCAGGAGAGTTGAAAGCCCTTGTGCAGGATACGCTTCGAGAAGCTCTCGGAATCGACGTGACTCCCGCAGCAGATGCGAGCGAGCCGGCACTCAGCTCGATGGGGCAGGCACGGCTTCCGCTTGAGTTCCAACAGCCTCCAAAGCAGCAGGGGGTGAAATTCGGCGCTGATGGGCAGGCGTACGGGCGAGATTTCGCTGCAATGTCGAATTACAGGAGGGTTTGAAAATGCCGGAGATTGATCCGAGACTGCGCTCCGCGCTCAAGGCTTCTGCAATGGCCTCGCGGGCCTCGGCGGGTTTGATGATGCTAAATGGGAAGCCTCACAAGAACGTCCAATATTGTCATGAGCTTGTGAGATCTACGGCGAAGGAGCTCGCAGCGGCGATCTATGAGGATGGGATGCGGGATAATCAGAACTACGAGATGTGGAAGCGGATGTGTCCGGACTTGCCGCTCGAGAAGATGCAGGAAGAATTCGTGAAGCAAATGTGGCCTCGTATGCTCGATGATGCTCGGGCCACTTTAGCCAAGATGCTCGCCGGAGACTGCGCACAGAGCTTGAAAGACATCATATATAGTGCATTGATTCTGGACGGTCAATTGCGGGCGAAAGACAAGACCTTGAGTCCGTTGTTTCGGCTATGAGAGGGAGAGAATAGCATATGAGTGGCCCAGGCGAAGTTGCTGAAGTAGTTCCTGCTGTTGCTGCAGTCGTTCCGGCTGTAGTGTCAGATCCTGCAGTTGTTCCTGCAGCAGTCGAGCCGGCAGCTGTAGCTCCTGCAGTTGCTCCTGTTGGGGACACCCCGCCCAAATGGGCGCTTGAGCGCATTGATCGCCTCACAGCAGACAAGAAAGCGGCTCTTCGTGAGATTGAGGAGCTCAAGGCAAAGGCAGGGACAGGAGGGACTCCTGCTGGGCAGGTCCCTCCCCTGACAGCGGCGATAGCTCCTGTCCCTGTCGCCCCTGTATTCGACGCAGGGGAGATTGACCGTCGAGCGCAGCAGCTTGCGAATGAGCGCGTCGAGCAGGAGAGAATCCAGAGTCAAGTCGCGAATATCGCCAATGAGGGTGCAAAGGCCCATCCGAATGACTGGGTCGCCACGATTCAGAATCTCGATCGTGTGCAGGCCCTATCCCCAGACATGATATCAATCGCGCATGAGCTCGGCAATGGGCATGAGATCATCTACGCGCTGGGCAAGGATATGAATGAGGCTGTGCGGATTGCCGCGTTGCCTCCGGCCCAGAAGGGCGCAGCGCTGGCGAAGTTTGCCATGAAGCTTGGGGCAAGCGCCCCGGCGAAAATCTCTGGAGCTCCGGAGCCGATTCCGGAGGGCGTGGGCGGTAGTGCCCCCAACGTCGGCTTGAAGGACGAGGACTCTCCAGACGAGTGGTTCCGTAAACGTAATGCGGAGAGGGCAAAAAGACGCGCCTAGAGCTCGAAGGGTTCTGCAGCACCTGGGGCTTGGCCTCGAAGCTGCTGCAAAGGGCGGAAGTCCGAGATCTAGCCAATCTCAAAGATAAGAGGGACTGCAACAGGTCTTTCCCTCTTGCGAGAATGAGCCCAGAGGAATTGTCCTCGTGGGCAACTCAAAAGAGGACTTCCTTCGATGGCTGGCAATCAGCTTCTGACCACGATTCAGATCACGCGAGAAGCTGTGATGCTGTTTCGAAACACGAATGCTTTCATCATGAGCCTGGACAGGCAGTATGACTCCGAGTTCGGAGTTGATGGTGCGAAGATTGGCGACACGCTCAAGATCCGTCTGCCCAATGACTATACAGTCACGGACGGACCGGGGCTGAGCGTCCAGGACACCAACGAAACCAACACTGCGATAAGCATCGCCACACAGCGGCATGTGGACGTGGGCTTCACCAGTGCTCAACGCAAGCTCAAGCTCGATGACTTTTCCGAGCGCGTGCTTGAGCCCATGGTGAACAAGCTCGCCGGCAACGTCGCCCAGACAATCATGAATGGCTCTGAGGGTGGCGTCAGCAATTACGTCTCGAACACGGACAACACGGGTGCAGTGATTCCGCCCGTGGCGCTCACGTGGCTGCTCGCGGGGGCGTATCTCGACGCGCAGTCCGCTCCGAAAGCCCGCAGGCAGATCATCATGGATCAGTTCACCCAGGCGAAGACTGTCGACTCGCTCAAGGGCCTGTTCAATCCGCAGGTGAAAATCGGCGAGCAATACGAGACCGGAATGATCTCCAAGGACACCCTTGGGTTCGACTGGAAGATGGATCAGACCGTCATCAAGCATCTCACGGGAGCTTGGGTCACGGCACCTACGGTGAATGGTGCGAATCAGACGGGGCTTTCGCTTGTTGTGAACGCCACGGCGGGGCCGCTAGTCCAGGGTGGTATTGTCACGATTGCTGGCGTGAATAGCGTCAATCGCGTGACGGACATGGACAATGGCGCCCTTGCGCAGTTTGTGCTCACTGCAGCTGCTCCAACAGGCTCGACTGCGCTGGCGATCTACCCTGCGATTGTGCCGCCTGTGGCCGGCAATGCTGTGCAATACCAGACTGTCACGGCCTCTCCGGCGAACGGAGCTGCGGTAACTCCGGTCTCCAAGAGCGGTGAGAACTACCGCAAGAACTTGGCGTTCGCTCCCGAGGCGGTCACGATGGTCACGGCGGACTTGCCGATGCCCAAGGGCGTTCATGAGGTCGATCGCGAAGTCTACGACGGAATCTCCATGAGATTCCTCTCGGACTACATCACCCTCACAGACCAGTTCGTCTCGAGGTTGGATGTACTGTTCGGATGGCTCTGGGTTCGGCCGGAGTGGGCGGTTGTGGTTGCGGACAGCGTGCCGTAAAGGCGACGCTTTCGTCTAGACAAGAAACCAAGAACGGAGAATCAAGATGCCCCCTGTCAATCGCGCAATGAAAGTCCAGCAGAACTACGCTGGCGTCTTCGAGGGAATGGACTTCGGAGAGTATCAATATCAGCACTATCCACTGATGATGAGCAACAAGCAAGGTGGAACGCGAATCGTCGAGGACGAGAATGAGGAAGCTACGGCTGTTGCCGACGGCTATATCGCCCCGAAGGTCGGCCCTCCGGCGAATGTCACAATCGCAGAGGTCGAGAATCTCAAGAACGCCAACGCCGAGACCAAGAAGGACCTCGAGGATGCGGAAGCGGAACTCGTCGAGGTCAAGCGCCAGCTTGCAGATGCAAAGAAGGCTCTTGAAGGAATGATTCCGACTTCGGTGGCTGGCGCACCCATGGTACCTGGGACGCCACCGGTGACGCTTGCGGGAGCGAAGCATCCTCCTCCGCCTCCAGCGGGACTCGTCGGTGGTGGTGACAGAAACTCCCTGACGTAGGAGCCTGAATCTTGGCACAGCCAGTAACTGTCCAGGATCTGCTCACAGACGCCCTTGTTGACTGCGGAGCCTTCGGAGTGGGTATGCCTCCTCCGAAGGACGCAGTTAATAAGGCGTTTCGTCTGCTTGGGTATATGCTCAGTCAATGGAATCGCAAGCGGTATTTGATATATCAGCTCGTTGATACGGCTCACACGGCGAATGGAGCGTTCTTTTACACTATCGGCCCCGGTGGGGACATTGTGCTCGACCCACGTCCGGACAAGCTCGAAGCGGCGTATATGCGCCAGTTGAATGCCTCGCCGAATACCCCTGTGGATTATCGCCTGCGGATTCTGGACACCTATGAGAACTACTCACAGATTTCGCTCAAGCATCTCCAGACATGGACACAGTTTGTGTTCTTTGATCCTGGGTTCCCGCAGGGGAAGCTGTACCCCTGGCCCGTGATGCAGGGAGGCTTCGAGCTTCACATAATCACCAAGCAAATTCTCCAGCAATATAGCACTCCGGCGGATTTGCTGAATCTCCCGCAAGAATACGAGATGGCCATATATTACAATCTCGTGGTCAGGCTCGGCGCGAATTATCGTCTCCAGACCAACCCGGCTCATGCTGTGTTAGCGAAGGACTCTCTCGATGTGCTCCGCGGAGCGAATTCGCAGATCTCGTCGATGAGCTTCCCTCGCGCAGTCCGCGCCGGGCGTTACAAATACAACATCTATTCCGACAACAACTAGCAAGAAGGGAGGATCTCGCCGATGCCACAGATGATCCCCCTCACGCAGGGCTCCTACATGAGCCGGTCGGTTATCGCAAGCGCCCAGCGCTGTGTGAATCTCTACGGCGATAGGAACCCCGAAGATTCGCCCTTCCCGTTTACGTTCTATCCGACTCCGGGGCTCATTGCCCGCTGGAGTCCGGCGACTCCGGCCCCTGCTCGCGGCGCATATACGGCCTCAAATGGTGATCTCTACTATGTGGCTGGGGCGACTGTCTACTACATCAGCGCAAATTACAACGCCCTTGCGCTGGGGAATCTGCGGACCTCGGCGGGGATGGTCTCGATGAAGGATGATGGGCTTGTGCTTATCATCGTCGATGGCACGAGTGAGGGCTTCAAGGTCGATCTCAAGACTCGCCTGATGACACCATATGCGCAAGCTGGCTTCCTCGGCGCGGATCGGGTGGATTACCTGGATGGCTTCTTCCTCTTCAACAAACCCAAGAGTCGATTCTTCTATTCGAGCCTGCTTAATACGCAGAAGATCGACCCGACCTATATCGCTCAGAAATCTGCCGCGCCGGATGCCCTCGTCAAAGTCGTCTGCGTCGAGCGGCTTGCATGGCTCATGGGCACGGCGAGCTCGGAGGTCTGGGCAAATGCTGGGGCTCCGAATTTCCCATTCCAGGAGGTTCCTGGGGCGTTTGTCCAACATGGCCTCGCCGCCCCCGACAGCGTAGCCACGCACGACAATAGCATCTTCTTCGTCGAGCAGAACGCCAATGGCAAGGGCTCCATCGCCAGAACCTCCGGATATAGCGTGCAAAAGATCTCCACTCCGGCGCTTGAGGCCGAGATGGCCACATATGCGACCATAAGCGACGCCATTGGTATGGTCTACTCCATGCTCGGCCGAGTGTTCTATGTGGTGACGTTTCCGAGCGCGGATGTGACCTGGGTCTTCGACATGGCTCATACGCCTCCCATGATCCATCAGTGGAGCTGGGCCAGCAATCAGGGAGTGAGCCATCGGCATAGAGCTATTTGTGGGGCTTTTGCGTATGGGCTCAACTACGTCGGAGACTGGCAGAATGGAACGCTGTATGAGCTGGATTCGCAGACTTATCTCGATGATGATAATGATGTCATTCGAGTTCGCGGGTTTCCGCACTCTGTCTCCGGGGGACGGGCCGCGGAGTACAAGCAATTCCAGGCGGAATTCGAGGTCGGCCAGGACTTGCCAGAGGAAGCCCAGGTCTCCCTTCGAGTCTCGCAGACCCGTGGGCGGAGCTGGGGTCAACCGATGCTTATGAGCCTCGGTGCCCTCGGCGATTATCTGCGTGTGCCTCAGTGGCGCCAGTTGGGCCTCGCGCGAGATGTCGTGTTCGAGCTGGAATGGAGCTTCAATGCCCAGGCTGCGCTGAATGGCGCGTATGTTGATTTCCAGATGACGGACGGATGAGATGCCAGCTGCTGCGAATCTCTCGGCGCTTCCAGCACCGACTGCTCCGCTCATTGATGAGACCGGAAGGAAGATCTCTGTGGTCTGGCATAGGTATTTCTCGCAGCAGTTCGCGGGGAATTTTCCGCAGAAATATCCGCCGCTGGATGCGCCGCAAGCCCCGACGAGCGGATTCGTTATCTACTGCGATGCTGTGGATGGGCATCTCAAATCCATCTCTTCGAATGGCACAGTCACCGTTCTCGCCCAGGGAGGGGCTTAAGCGATGAGGAATTTTCAGCTTCTAGCTCAGGGGATTGACATTGGGCCGCTGCTTGCAGCGGTACAACGTAGGTATGAGCTTTGGAACGCCTACTCCGTAAGAACGTGGCATCCGCAGAGCGTACACAGAGTCGTCGATGATATTGTGCTGCGATACAACACCTTCGACGCGGAGCATGATGACTTCGTAGAGGCTGTGTGCTCCCGTATCGAGGTTGTGAATTATCCCCCGTGGAATGAGCTTCCAGAAGCCCAGGAGCTTATTAAATCTCTGATATTCCGCGTGAGTGGACTACATCTGGGGCGGGTGTTCATCTCGCGGATGGCCCCAGGAGTCGTGATTCCGCCGCATACAGACCGCATCGCTCCGGCGGAGGAGCAATTTCCCATGCGTATGCCTCCGGCGCTGTATTACAACCGCTATCATGTGCTGCTCGCGTCGGCACCAGGCTGTGTGTTCGTATGTGATGGCGAGCAGGTCTCGATGAAACCCGGAGAGGTCTGGTTCTTCCGGAATGAGCTGCTGCATGAGGTCGTGAACAACTCCGCCGAGGATAGGATCTCCCTGGTGGTGGATATTCACTCCTCGCAGGGTGTGTATTGGCCGCCGCTTGCGATCAAGCCGGAGCCTGCGGCATGATTACATTCGAGCTCGAGAGCTGGAGCGATTATCATGCGGGATGTCAGGACCTATGGCGCGAACATTATGACGAGATCGCTCTGCGGAAGCATCTCAAGCCCATGAGCCCGGATGTGCCGTTTTTCCAATTTGTTGACCAGAAGGGCATGTTGCAGATCTTGACAGCGCGGAAGGCAGGGGTTATGGTGGGATATTGCCTGGTGCTTGTGCGGCGGCATACGCATTACGAGACGCTTTGCGGATTTGAGGACTCCTACTTCGTCCGCAAGTCCGAGCGCACGGCAGCGGGGTCGCTTGGAGGGAGTGTGGGAATGAGGCTCATCGTCAAGACCCTCTTTCATCTGCGCAAGCGCGGGGTTCAGGAGGTCTTCTTCATGACGAAGACCCATCATGATCTGAGCAAGATGTTCTCGAGAATGGGCTTCTCGCATAGCGATGAGGTATTCTCGAAATGGATTGGAGCGGAGGCTTGAGATGGGAATAGCAGCTGCAATCGCCGGCGGAAGCGCGCTCATCGGGGCCGGCTCGTCGCTCTATGGGGCCTCGATGCAAGCCGGAGCTGCGAACAATGCCACCCAGGCCGAGCTCGAAATGTGGCAGACTATGCAAAGGGAGCTCGCGCCATATATGAAGGCTGGAGGGCAGTCGCTTGATATGCTCATGGGCCGGATGTCTGGCCTGACCGCGCCATTTGCGATGACGCAGAAGAATCTCGAGAGCACCCCTGGATACAAATTCATCCGCTCGCAAGGGGAGAAGGCAATCAATAATACGAACTCGACAATGGGCTGGGGGGACAGCGGCCCCGGCGCGAAGGGCATTGCGAGCTTTGCCACGGGCTTGGCCTCGAACACGTACCAGCAGCAATTCGAGGACTATTGGAAGAACAACCAGAATGCGTATCAGATGCTGATGGGTCCGGCACAGCTCGGAGAGTCGGCGGCGGCGCAATCGGGCGCGGGGGCAATTCAGACCGGCTCGCAGATCGGCTCGAATCTCATCGGCGCGGGGAATGCCTATGCTGGTGGGGCTGTTGGTGCGGCGGGGCAACTCAGCGGTGCCCCGATGAATTTCTGGCTGATGAATCAGCTAATCAACGGAGGCGGGGCCGGATCGCCGCCTCCTGGTGGAATGCCTTGGGGCGGTGCCCCGACGGTTTGGTGAGGAGATTCGCATGGCTGGAACACAAGTTGACTCCTCGATTTATTCGCAGCTTGCTGCGCCGGACCCGCTTGGTCAGCTGGACAAATTCGCACAATTCCGCGCCGCGAGCAATGCGAATGCGCAATTCCAGCAGGAATTCGCCGCGCGGAAGGCCATGGGCGGGATTATGCAGCGCAGCATCGATCCGGCGACGGGGCAGCCGGACTTCCAGAAGGCCTCTGTGTTGATGGCGCAGGACCCGGCGACGGCGTTTCTGGCCCCGGACTACATGGCCAAGGCCCAAGCAATGCAAGGGGTTTCGCTGGATAATACCATGAAGAAGCTAAACAACACCCAGAAGATTCTCGAGCTCACGGGCAACGCCGCGGGGAGTATTCTCTCCAAGGGCGACTCCATGACGCGGGAGGATTTCACCGGGGCGATCTCGAATCTGTATACGGCGCTCCACGAGAATGGCGTGGCTGATCCGCAGATTCAGGACAATCTCATTCAGTTGCTGGCGAAGGCCCCGGCGGGTGGGCCACAACTCAGACAGTTCGTGACGCAACAAGCTCAAGTCGCGGCGCAGGCTAAGGATGCTCTCGACCGCACCATGAGCGGGTTCCAGTCGCAGAGTTCTGGAGATGCAACACATTTCTTCTGGACAAATCCAAACGATCACAGCGTCAAATATGTCGGCTCTGTACAGAACCACATGGCCCCTGGACCGCAGAACGATCTCATACAAATGCAGGACAAAGATGGAAAAACTTACTACGTTCCGAGATATATGGCTGGGCCAGAAGCTCCTGGGACGTTTTCAAATAACCCCATGGTGCAAATGCCGAATTCGTTTCCTGGATCGCAGCCGCAGGGACCACAGCAGCCCCAATCAGATGGAGCAACTCCACCGGCACAGACTTCTGGTGCTCCGGTGACGGCTGTTCCTGGTATTCAGGGACCATCTGCAAATCCTGCTGCCTTCGGCGATAACACGGCGAAGATAAGCCCTCTTCGCGGGGATCAGCTCAAGAACATGGGCGATTACCAGAAAAATCTCAACAACCAAGTCGAGCAACTTAATTCGAGCATTCTGAATCTGATGAAAATGCGGAGTCTTGCGAATCAAGTCCACACTGGCTGGGGTGCGGAGGGGCGAACTGAGGTGGGGCAGGTGATGCAGGCGCTGGGAATTCCCGGTTACGATGAAGTCGCGAATGGCTCTCTTGCAGGCTCACAGATGATCCAGAAATTTGCTGCACCTGCTGCAATGAATGTTCTGCGCGATGCAATGGGAACTCAGTCCCGCGTGACTAATATGGAATTTGGGGCTTTCAAACGTGCGAATCCGAATCTCGAGACCGGGCCAGATGCATTCAAGAAAATCCTCGATTTCCAGATTGGCATGATGAAGCTTAAGCAGCGCGAGCAGAAAGCCTACGGCATCTGGACGAAGGCCGGAAATGACCCCGTAGATTTCCCTAAAGCCTGGACTCAGCAAGTTATCAGGAAAGGTCCGCAATTTCTGGGGATTCCAGATATCAAAGCAACTGACTCCTACACGCCATATCCGAAGGGAGTGGAAAAGTAGATGGCTGCAGCTGCGAACATTCTGGATCAAGTCTGGGAGCCCTCGAAGGAGGAGCTTGACTCGATCTATGAAGCTGCAGCGAAGAAGGCTGGGCTGAACCCGGAGCTGCTCAAGGCCCAAAACGCCTACGAGGTCGGCCCGCACGGGAACTCGACGACTGCGGGCGACGCCGATCATATTGGCTACGGTCAACTCGGCCCTGCAATCCGCGCGAAATACGGCGTCACTGACCCGACAAATCCAGAGCAAGCAATCACCGCGCAAGCGTTGCATCTGCGGAGCCTGCTGGACAAGCACAACGGGGATGTGAGGGCCGCGCTGACGGAGTACACAGGCGGGCCGAACTCGAAGGCCTGGGGACCGCATACGCTCGCATATGCGGATAATGTGCTGAAGAATTTCCCCCAGGGTCAGGATATTGCATACAAGCCCCCTGCGAGCGGCGCGAATGAGAACATCCTGGATGGGGCCTGGGATGATGAACAAGCCCCGCAAGCGCCTGCTGCAGCCACCCAGCCGAAAGAGCCCGCGATTGCGCCGACTGGAGCCGAGGGCTCGCAATATGGAGCCCCTCATAGCTTCGCGAATGGCGTGCTGCTGGGCTTCGGCCCACAGGTGCATGGAGCACTTGCAGCAGGGCTCAGCTTCGCGCACGACGTAGCGACGGAGGGGCTCTCCAAGGCCTCCGCTCAATTTGGCCCGCAATACGAAGCCTTCCGCGACAACGAGGAGCTAAATCAGAAGCTCTATGCTCGCGGCTCGCCGCTGACGGATCTGGCCTCGGGGCTCGCCGGGGCTACGGCCTCGACGATTCCGATGCTTATGACGGGCCAGAGCGAAGTCGCAGCGCCGATGGCGGCGAGGCTGGGTGCGGCGGGGAAGTTCCTCATGGGAGACATCGAGAAGTCCCCTGGGGCGCGGAATTGGCTCCTGCGGCGGGCTTCGCAGGCCCTTTCGGGCTCGGCAGCGGGAGCAGCGGCTGCGGGGATTCAGTCCAACATGTCGGACAAGCCCCTGGTCTCACAGCTCGAGACTGGAGCACTCACCGGAGGGGTGCTTAATCCCGCCATAGCCACTGGGATCGAGCCGCTGCTGAATCACATCTCGCCCTTCGTGGCGCGGGCAGCAAATGCGATGCGGAATCTGGGCGTGGATGTGCGTGCGGGGCAGGTTCCGGGGGCGAGTCCCATACTGCGGGCGCTGAATACGACCTTCGGGGATGGCGGAGCACAGGCGCGGACGGATCTCACGAAAGCCGCAGCTCAAACAATTGGCTCGGACTCGCCGGTGCTGACGCGAGATGTCATGAATCAAGCAGAGACGAGACTGCGAAGTGGTTTTGAGAACTTTGCCAATACAGCCAAAGATGCGAATTTGAATGATCCTGTGCTGCAGCATGACATTGGCAGCATTGTCGGGCAAGCTGCTAGTGAGCCCAGCTCGAAGGCTGCATATAAGGATCTTGTTACTGTCTCTAAGATCATCGGGAATAGGCCCTCCATTAGCGGCGCGGATTATCTTCAACTTACAAAGCGCGGATCGCCGCTGGATCGGCTCATGCGTGATCCAGAAGTCGGAGAACACGCCATCAATATCCGTGATGCGCTGGATGATTCGCTGGAGCGTCAAGTCAGCGGAGGGCTGGGAAAATGGGTTCCCTCAGCCTCGGCAACATCGCCTGGAATGTCCAGACTTGCAGGGCCATATAACCCGACGCAGGCTCTTGCCGCACGAGCATTCTCTAATGCTGCTGCACATCCACCCATGCCTCCTCCGGGGCCTGGAATGGAGTGGGAATACAACCCCGAAGCTCAAGGCCTCGTCCAGACGCTGCAGATGCTGCGTTCGCAGTGGAAGAATCTTAAGACCCTTGATCCGATTGTGGACGACGTAAGTGGCCAAATCAAGCCCTCGGCCCTGAGTGCAAAAGTCGCCTCGGCGCTGAAACGTCCCTCTTCGCGGGCGAATGTGCAGCAGCCTACGACGGATCTTCATGCGCTTGGCGCGGCGGGAGATATGATCCCGGACGAGGGCAGGAAGAGCTGGCTTGCGAGGCAGTGGCAAAACATCGGATCGCTCGGCCATGGTGGGGTGATGTTGGGTGGGCTTGCCGCTGCGCACGAATTCGGACCGGCCCTGGAGGCAAATTGGAAGCCCATGCTTATGGGGCTCCCGGCAGCAGGACTTGCGTATGGAATGGGCAAAGGGGCGAATGCGTTCGCGAATTCGTCCTCGAAGACCTCCGCGATTCTCGCCAGGGCGCTCACCGGCGAGGGAGACTCTCCCGAGGCGATCATTCGGGGCCTCACGGTTCCGACGGTGAATCTGGAAAATCGCGAACACCGCAAGTTCCGCTCGAACGGACCCAACGTCGAATATCTCGACCCTGGCGAGACAGATTGGAAGAGGCTTTCTCAATGACCACGATCACGCAGGTGCTGCTGCCAAATGGACGCCAGTGTTTTCTCGACGCGAACGGCAACCCGCTTGCCGGCGGAAGCGTTGGCATGTATGAGCCGGCGACGCTGACGCCTCGCCCGACATATCAGGACCCTCTCGGAGCAACGCCGAATGCGAATCCAGTGCCGCTGGACATGGCTGGGACGGCGCTCATATATGGCTTCGGCCAATATCGCCAGATTGTCAAGGACTCCGCCGGGACGACGATCTGGGATGCTCTGACATATGGTCTCGTGCCTAATGACGGAATTACCGGAGGCTTTGGCCTGCAGACCGCGATTGCCTCGGCGGTGCATGTGGACCTCGGAACAATCACAACTCACAACGCTCTTGTAACTGGCACCGCCTCAATCCAGTCTTTCGGACACTCTGCAGACACAAGCGAGCCTATATACTACGTCGAATTCGACTCGACAGCGGTGCTTGTGTATGATGCTGTTGGGATGATTCTCCCTGGCGGGCAGAACATCGACATGAGCCACGGGGATGGTGTGCTTGTTGAATATGAAGGCGCGGGGAATTGGAAAGTCATTGCGTGGTTCCCAGCTGCCGGCTATGGCGTCAACACGCAGGTCTCGATTGCCTCGGGGTCTCTGGTGGATCTGGGGACGATTCAGACGCACAATGCGCTCATCACGGGCACGACTACAATCAATAGCTTCGGCGGCGCGGCATCGCTCACGATGCCTATATTCCGAGTCGAGTTCGATGATGTGCTGCAGCTCACGAACGACGACACGGCGTTGATTCTCCCTGGGGGAAAAAACATCACCACCGCAGCAGGGGACTGCGCGGAATTCGAATTCCTCGGCTCGACCGATTGGCGATGCAGGAGCTATTCTCCAGCCTCTGGCGTCGCGGCTGTTGTCAATGCACCGCTTCAGCGAGTGTTTGTATTTACTGATGACGGAGATTTCACCTTCAACATCCCAGATGCAGTGAAGCCCTCGACACGGATTAAATTCACTGTCATTGGTCCCGGAGGCGGCGGAGGCAGCTCTGACGGAGGCAATGTCGGAGGGGGGCAAGGTGGTGGCGCAGGCGGCTATTACGAGGGCGTTGTTTATGGCTTTGATAACTCCATGAATATCACTGGCCACGTCGGCGCGAATGGCGGCACGGGCGTGGCTGGAGCGAAAGGCAACGACGGAAATGCTGCAAGCAAGCTAACCTTCAACTCAGTTGATTTCATAGTTGCTGGACTCGGATTGGGCGGACAGAAGAACTCCGGCACGGGCGCGGGATTTGGGCTCGGAGGCGTCGTGACCACTGACTTCACAGGCCTCAATCTAGAGGCAACAATTCAGGAACGCAGCGATGCTGGAGTCGCTGGCGAATACGCAGGAAGTGATGTGAATGTCAGCGGAGCTGGTGGCTCGACTCCACGGGGGACTGGCGGCTCAGGAAGGACTTTCGCGAGCGGTGGAACGGGTCTTGGTGGGGCTAACGGCCTGGGCTATGGCGCGGCTGGTGGCGGGGGGCTGATTGGCTCAAAGGGCGGCGATGCTGCTGGGGGATGTGTTATTATCGAGTTGCTTGTTCAGGTCTGACCTACTGAGCAAGAGGCGCATCCGCGCCGTGTGAGAGGGTCGAAAAGATGGAGAATGAAATGACTGATACGACAAATCCGGTCCTGACATTTGGGCAGAAGCTCGAGGCTTTCGCAGAGAAAGAGAAAGCTGCTGTCGTTGCGCTTGCCGGTAAATTCCTCCCTGAAATCGAACAGGGCCTCGAGACAGTTGTCCAAGATGTCGAGGTCGCACTCGAAGACATCGCAGGGCTGGTATTCCAATCAGTCCTCGCAGAAGCGCCGAAATTGATCTCTGGAGAGGAGAAATTCGGCAACGCTGTCGATAACGTCGTCCAGACAGTCGAAGCTGGGGGCAAGACAATCTTTCAGACCACCGCACAGATGGCCGTCCAGCAGGCGTATCTGACGGCCCAGAACATTGCTGCGGCGTCGAAAGGCGGCTCCTGATGCCGGCCCCATCGGCAGTCAACAACGTCGCCTCTGGCGACAACGTGGTCGGTCATGTTGTCACTGCAGCGATGCTAGGTGATGGTCTGAGCTCCGTCGCGGTGTGGGCACTGCAGGTGTCGAACCTGGCTCCTCCGGCAAGCGTCTCGCAGGGCATCACTGCGATCTGCATCGTTGTGGCGAGCTGGATCATGCAGAAGGTCTCACAGTAATGTGGTCTGCGATTCTCGCCGCGCTTGGCGCGATCTTCAAATGGGTTCTGGGGCGCATTGCAGGCCCCAGCACTTCCCCTCCGCCTATAACCCCAGCCCAGCAGGAGCTCAATGATGTTGAAATTGCGAAGAATGCCGAGAATGCTTTCGATCAGCGTATGCGGGATGATCCTGCTGTCGTGCGCGAAAGAGACCCCTTCGAGCGAGACTAGCAGCA